AACAAAGTGAATCCATCTGCACCAGACTTATTAGTTAGTAGTGATTGGAGTATTTCTGTTTGGTTTGTAACTGATGATATTTCAGCAAGTCAATTTATTTTAACGCAAACTAAAACTTTATCAAATAGAATTGGTATTAGTATAAACTCATCTGGAAGTGTAATTGCAAGTATGTGGGATGGAAGTAATTATTATTTTAAATCATCTACTGCAATTTCAGTTGGTACAATGAATCATGTTGTTTATGCTAACTCAAATAAAACAATTACTTTATACCTTAATGGAATTGCACAATCTGGTACTATAAATAAGGGTTTATCTTCTGTTGATGGAACATTTATAGGTTCTTCAACAAGTAATAGTGTTTTTTTTAATGGCATTATTGAAGATGTATCATTTTTTAATCATACCATGACATCAACAGAGGCACAAGAACTATTCAACGATGGTGTCGCATACGATGCTACTACACATAGTCAATCTGCAAATCTTATAGGATATTGGCGAAACGATGGTGTAACTACATGGAAGGATAGAAGTACAAATAGTAACGATGGCACAGTACAAGGCACACCAGATTCTATAACCATTAGAGAGGGACTTAACACAAATCGAGATGGACTTGGGTTTTACTTTACTAATCCAAGTAACAATGTGTTGAGGTTAAATGGTGAAAGCGAATATTTACATATAGAAAATGACCTTCTTGCAGGAAAACCAACAGGGACTATTTCTTTTTGGGCAAAAACATCTGGTACAGGTAATCAAGCAATACTCGGTTATCATAGAAATCAATGGTCTATAAGATTTAACAAAACTACTATGTTTCTTGGCATAGGAAATGTATCAGTTACTGCATCTTCAAGTTTAGATAATAGTGGATGGGGTTATCATGCTATAACATTTGACCAAGGAACTGCAAAGTTTTACAAATTAAACCTTGATACTCCACTTTATCATACAAGTACAGATTATTTATCAAATAATGTAAAAACTTTTCCAAGTAACACAAATGGTATGTTTATTGGTAAAAGAAACCATGCTTCTCCATATTTTTATGGTGGTTTAGTTGATGAAATAAAAATATATGATAGAGTGCTTACTTTAGATGAATTAACTAAAAACTATAAACACCAAAAAGGTAAACACAAAAATGACTAATACATATTTAATATTAACAAAAGCAAAGTGGGAAGGTAAGCTACCCGCTAAACTAAAAACTGCTAATAGATTGTCTTGGAATGAGTACACATATCGAGATGAAACACGCACATCTACAAGGATGGTAAACAAGTATTCATATTATCCGAGCATGGACAACACGAAAGATGAAATCAAATCTTACATGGATGATGCCAATATAGATTATAGCTCTGGAGATACTAAAGCAGAACTTATAGATAAGGTTATGGAAGCGTATGACCATGTTGTACCACAGATAGAAGAAGAGTACACATACACAGAGCAGGTAGTAGATACTACTACATTACAAAATCCAACTTGGAAAGAGTCAGCATTTAAGTTAGGCAAACTTGGTAGTCCAAGATGGAATAATGATGGCAGCAAAGTATTAGTTAAATATGAACTTGCCATTGCAGATGGCACATTAGATGCAGTAAAAGGTACAAGTGGCATTACTGCTTTATCGCATGGCGAAGCCATAGAAGAAATGAAAAAGGATGAGTGGTCTAGTGAGTGAAGATATTAAAGATATTATTAAAGTATTAGTTTTTGTAATACTTGTATTAGGCGGTATAATACTTACTATATGAGCAATGAGGAAAAAACGTACAGGTCTTATGGAGTTACTAAACTGGACGATAATTATAGGATTAGTCTCAATATTAAGTGGCTGGTACAAATTTGTATTGCCATTTCTGGTCTTGTTTATGGATACCTACAAATTACGAATCGCATTACAGACCTTGAGCGAAGAGTGGAACTTGCTGATACCAACATTGAAGAACTTATAGAAAAACATATAGAAGAAGAACAAGCTAAAATTGCAAAAATGGAACAAGAAATAGAATGGTATTCAAAGGAATTAAATTTAAACCCTTTAAGTTGGGGAAAGAAAAAAAGAAAAAAATGAAGCATAATAATTGGTGGCTTGAAGATACATGGACAGAATTAGATGATATTGAACATAATTATTTTATTAACAAAGAATTACGAAGAGTACGAGGTTGAAGAACAATGGACTTTCTAGCGATTTATTCAGAAGCGGGTATGATAGGTGTCGTAGGGGCTTTGTTAGTGTATGTCGTTTACTCTATGAACAAAAGGGGAACTACACAAGCAGAGGCTTTACAAGACTTAAAAACAGAAAACAGGGGGCAAAGTGAGACCCTTGAAAACAGTGAACAGATGCTAATTAAATTAATAGATAGATGGAATAAATCAGATGAAAGAATTGATAGAAAATTTGATGACCTTAATAAAGAAATCAATTCACTGGACAACCAAGTGAGTAAGATTGAAGGTATAATTAGCAGATTAAATGGGAAACATTAATGGCTAGAAAATTTAGAAAAACATCAAAAACAAAAAGAGGTGTACCAAAAAAATATGTATCGGGTTCTAAGAATAAAAAGAAAACTCAATCCGAAATATTAAGAACTAGAAAATTATATAAAGCTGGTAAACTAACCCCAGCGATGATGGATAAAATCTCAAAAGAGAGGAGTCAAAGTGCCAAGAAAAAAAGTCGCAAAAAGAAGAAAACCCGCAAAAAGCGGTAAAGCTGCAGTAATAGCTAAATATGCAAAGAGTTCAGGTGTATCAAAATCTACTCTTTCAAAAGTATATGCAAGAGGATTAGGAGCTTATTATTCAAGCGGTTCAAGAGCGGGTGTATCTGCTCATCAATGGGCTGCGGGAAGAGTTAGAAGTTTTGCAACTGGAAAAGGTGGAGCGAGAAAAGCAGATAGAGATTTATTAAGAGGTGGCAAAAAAAAGACTACTAGAAGAAAAAAGAGATGAAACTAAATACTAATATATCTATTGAAAATATTATAACCATAATCGCTCTAATTTGCTCCGTAATCCTTGCATTTGGGTTTATGCAATATGACATTGACATAATAAAAAAAGAGCTTGATTTAAAGGCAAATAAAAGGCAAACAACAGCGGATAGAGAATTGATTGAATATAAATTAGATGTAATAATAAAAGATATTGCAGAAATAAAAGAAACACTAAAGGAGAGTAAATAATATGGATTTAAAATTAATTATGCTAAAAGTAGCAGAGCAACAAGCGGATGCGTTTAAAGACAAGGCAGTTGCTTGGGTTCAATCTGATGAGTTTCAAGATGAACTTGCTAGTAAGATAAATGATAAAATTGATATTCCGTTTGTATCTGAAGAAAAAGAACAAATATTTTTTGAAAAATGTGTAGACCTAGTTGCAGATATTGTAGAGGGTCTATTTAAAGGGAAATAATTATGCCCAAACTTGGTCGAAGAAGTTTAAAACGACTTGAAGGAGTAGACCCTAGACTTGTAGCAGTTTTACAAAAAGTGGTGAAGTATTACGATATTACAGTCGTAGAAGGGTTACGTTCTCAGAAAAGGCAAGATGAACTGGTAAGGATTGGCAAATCTAAGACCAAGTTTGGCAAACATGTTCAAGGCAAGGCGGTTGATATTGCCCCATATAACTATCGCACTAAACAAATAGATTGGAATAATCGAGATGATTGGCATTATTTAGGTGGATTCGTTTTAGGTGTCGCAGCTATGATGGGTGTTAATATTCGTTGGGGCGGGGATTGGTCATCGCCTAGCCTTGATAAAAATGTAATGGCGGGGAAAGAAGTTAGAACTACTGCTGATAATGGGTGGGACGATTTATTACATTTTGAAATTGTAGAGGAGTAAAATATTAGTAATAAAAAACAACCTAATGGGATTACTAAACAACCAACAAAAGACCCAGAAGGAAATTTAGTAGCTTGTCCAAATTGTCAAAGTGAAAACATTAGGAAAGATGGATGGCAATATTGGAAGAACAATAGAAAAAGACAACGATATTATTGTAATGATTGTGGTAAGAAAACATTGAACCCAGTAGTAATACAAGGAAACGATTTTAGTGTTCAAGACTTACCGATTGAGGAAATGAACATTGATGATATTATTGAATATCGTAAAAAGAGATATGTTCAAAAATATGAAGCATACAAGCAAAGAGAATTAATTGATATTAAGATTAACAAAACTGGAGTCATTGGAATATGTCATTTTGGAGACCCTCATGTTGATGATGATGGAACAAACCTAGCGGAAATTTATTCTCTATGTGATTTGATTCGTGAGACAGATGGATTGTTTGCGGGAAACTTAGGAGATGTGCAAAATAATTGGGTTGGTAGACTAACATATTTACATGGACAACAATCAACAACCGCCAAAGAATCGTGGCTAATATCCGAGCATTTCTTAAATAGTGTAGATTGGTTATATTTGATAGCAGGAAACCACGATGTTTGGAGTGGGGATGGAGACCCTTTGGAGTTTATTATGCGTGATAAAAAGGCATTATATAAGCAACATGGTGCAAGAATGAATCTTAGATTCCCTAATGGCAAATCAGTTAGGGTGAACGCTCGTCATCAATTTAAGGGACACTCACTTTGGAATACCGCTCATGCAATTAGTAGGGCAGTGCAAACTGGATGGAGAGACCATATCTTAACTGCAGGTCATACTCATGTAAGTGGTTATCAAGTATTAAAAGACCCCGCATCTGGATTGATTAGCCATGCAATTCAAGTAGCATCATTCAAGAACATGGATGAATACGCTAATAAACTTGGCTTAGATGATAAGAATATATTTAATGCTCCAGTTACGATTATAGACCCTAAATATGACGATGATGATAATAGGTTAATCACAACATTTTTTAATCCGTATGAAGCTGCGGATTATTTAACATTTAAGCGTAAGAGAAAATCATGAGTACATTTGAAACTACTTATTGCAATATAACAACAGACCTACTGTTTGTAGAGCCAAATATAGGTCAATATGATGGTAAGAGAGTTCTCCCAAGCAACTTTGTGGCTTCGGGTGTTTCTCACTTATTTTACTTATATAATAGCGGAGATGTAAGTGGTCAATTATATTTAGATGGGCAAGAAATGACATCTACATCTAGCCAACCTAGTTCAAATAATGAATATCGCTATACTGCATCAACAGATTTATTAGAGCTATATCAAAGCGGTGGGAGTGCTAACACGCTAAACTCAAGCATGGTTGAAGCATCTAGCGATTGGGTAACATTAAAAACAGATGCAGTCAAAAGAGCTAGTGATTTTATTCGTGGATACTTACCATTTCCAATCTATCCCAATAAAGGAGTTGGAACTCAAGATAGTACAGAGAGAGATTTTCCAGAAATTATTGTCCGCTCTACTGCTTTAATGGCAGTTGAGTCTTTGATAAGACCTTACGATGTAGAAAAAGCAGACCAAATAAGAAACCAAGCTATTAATGAACAAGGAACTGGTTTTTTAGATATGCTTAGAACTGGGCAAGTTCATTTATATTCTAGCGAAAGTGAATACAAAAAGCGTGGAATACTAAGAACTATAAGTCAAAATGGAAGTTCTACTGGTGGAATTGTAGATGTAAAAGGAACACCATCTTATTCTTGGGATGCGATAAAAATTATTATAACAAGTGGTGGAACTATTACAGAGGGCGTAGCTAATACAACTGTAAAGTTTAGTTCTTTTATAGGCAATGAAAATGGATTGAAATTAGAGCAAATGGCTAATGATGAAGTGATAGATTGTTACTGGCAATTAGTTGGACATTCAATGTATGTCAGATTTAGTGCAGGTGTTTATACAACCAATGATGAGTTCGAGTTAGAAATTAGTGGCACAACAGACCAAATGTTTACGCCAATTAAACGAGTGCAAATGACTAGAAGATAATGCCAACAGATTTCACAAATATATTATTTACTAAAATTATTGAGCCATTGACAAGTTTGATTAATGCAGAATTTAGTGTTTCAGTAAATTATGACGAGCATCGTTCAAATGCTTCGTTCTTAATAACGCCTCAATCAGATTCTTTAGTAACTCAATTATCTTAT